AGACTAGATATGATAGAGAAGTTTTTTAAGAAGGACTAATTAAATGTTAGAGAGCGTTGCAGTTGAAAAAGAAAGTGGTGTAATTTCTTTAAGAGATTATATCGCTGAGCAAGCTCCAGAGAAACCCTATCGTTTTGTTGTAATATATAATGACCCTAGCAATGTTGGTGATGACTCAAAAGAGGAAACTGACCCACTTGCTGATAAGATGTTATCTTATGGTAAAGAACTAGGGTTAACTGGATTTAAAGCAAAGATAGAAGAAACATATATCATTAAAAAAGATGGTAAATTGTTTATACACAATAAAGAAGATGATGAGTTTGAAATAGACGAAAATACTATTGTCTTTAATAGGTCTAAATCAAATGATTTTCCAAGTTGGCAAAACTTCTATCGTGAACTTACTATCAATGGGGTTAGAGTTATTAACCCTATGACAGTACATAATATATGTTGGGATAAGTATCATACTTATTTAAGATTAGAACAAGATTATATTAAACAACCATCTACAGTTCTTGTTAATGATTTAGATAAATTAGAAGATATACATAAAAGAGTTGGTGGTAAGTTTCCAGTTGTTTTGAAAACAATCTTAGGAACTGGTGGGGTTGGTGTTCTTAAAATTAAAGACGAAGCTCAACTATTATCGTCTGCACAAATTATTAATAAGTTGGGTTCTGAAAGAGGTCTTATACTCCAAGAATATATTCAGATAGATTTTGATGTTCGTGTTATGATGGTCGCTGGTGAAATCATGGGTGCAATGAAAAGACCACTTGCAGATGGTGATTTTAGAAGTAATGTACATCAAGGTTCTAAACCAGAAAAATTTCAATTAACAGAATTAGAAAAAGAAATTTGTTACAAGGTAGACCGTTCAATTGGTGGTAAATGGATTGGTGTAGACTTAATTGTTTCTGAGGATAGAGAAAAAGTTCCACCATATGTTTTAGAGATAAATTCACAGCCTGGTCATGTTGGATATGATTCAGTTCATAGTGGAAGTATACTCAAAGATGTTTTAGTAAAATTTATGAATCGTGATAATTGGACTTGACTTTTAACTACTAAGGTGATATAACTACATTATGCAATTTTATACGAATGTTGCCCAATGGGGTAATCAAATCCTTGTTCGTGAATATAAAAATGGTGAGAGAGTTAATCGTAAGGTTAAGTACTCTCCTACTATGTACGTTCCAGTTCAGAAAGAAACTGAATGGAAAACACTTGATGGTAAGTATGCAACACCATACAAATTTGACACTATCAAAGAAACAAAGTCATTCATAGAACAATACAAACAACAACCTCATCTGGTTTTTGGTCTGGATAGGTTTGCATATACATATCTTTCAGATACATATCCCAACAATGTCAATTGGGATAATGATAAAATCCTAACAGTTACAATCGACATTGAGACAAAAGCGGACAATGGTTTCCCAGACCCAGAGAAGGCTGAGGAAGAGATGCTCGCAATCACTGTTAAAAATCAAACCACAAAAAAGATTATATTGTGGGGTATTGGTGATTTCAAAAACGATAGAGATGACGTTACATATGTAAACTGTTCAAACGAAAATGAACTACTTGCGAACTTCATGAACTTCTGGACTAAACACTATCCAGATGTTGTCACTGGTTGGAATACTGAATTCTTTGATATTCCTTATTTGATTAATCGTGTTACCAAGGTTCTTGGTGAAGACAGGGCCAAAGAGTTTTCTCCTTGGGGTTTGATTAGTTCTAGAAAAGTATTTAATCATGGTCGTGACCAACAAGTATATGATATCACTGGTGTTGCAAATCTTGATTATCTACAACTCTATCGTAAGTTTACTTACACAAACCAAGAGAGTTATGCACTTAATCATATTGCGTTTGTTGAACTTGGTCAGAAGAAGAATGAAAACCCATACGAAACCTTCCAAGAGTGGTACACAAAGGATTATCAATCCTTCCTAGAATATAATATCGTTGACGTTGAACTTGTTGACCGTCTTGAAGATAAGATGAAGTTACTTGAACTTTGTTTGACTATGGCTTATGAAGCGAAAGTAAACTATGAAGATGTATTCGGTCAAGTTAAGTATTGGGATGTTCTCATTCACAATTACCTCAAGAACAAAAAGATTGTGATTCCACAAAAGTCTAGTTCTTCTAAGTCAGAAAAGTTTGAAGGTGCATATGTAAAAGAACCACAAGTTGGTCAACACAAATGGGTTATGTCATTTGACTTGAACTCACTATATCCACATTTAATTATGCAATATAATATGTCACCAGAAACACTTGTCACTGGTGAATATATGAAACTAACTGTTGACAATATGTTACAAGAAGTTACACTTGACATTCCAGAACAAACGACTATCACACCAAACGGTGCATTGTATCGTACAGACAAACTTGGTTTTCTACCAGAGATGATGCAAGAGATTTACAATGACCGTACTGTTTATAAGAAAAAGATGTTGAAGGCTAAACAAGATTATGAGGATACCAAAGACTCTAAGTACCTTAAATATATTAGTCGTTATAACAACATTCAGATGGCTCGTAAGATATCACTCAACTCGGCATATGGTGCGATTGGTAATCAATACTTTCGTTACTATGACCTTGCGATTGCAGAGGGTATTACAACTGCTGGTCAGTTATCTATTCGTTGGATTGAAAAGAAAATTAATCAGTATCTAAACAAGTTGCTAAATACTGATAAGGATTATGTGATTGCATCTGACACAGACTCAATCTATGTCACATTTGATGAGTTGATACAGAAAGTCAATCCAAAGAATCCTATTGACTTTTTGGATACGATTGCAAAAGAAAAGATTGAACCGTTTATTGACAAGTCGTACAAACAACTTGCAGATTATGTTCATGCATATGACCAAAAGATGTTTATGAAAAGAGAAGTGATTGCAGACAAAGGTATTTGGACTGCAAAGAAAAGATATATTCTAAACGCATGGGATGTTGAGGGTGTTCGATACAAAGAACCATCACTCAAGATTATGGGTATCGAGGCTGTCAAGTCTTCAACGCCTGCACCATGTCGTGAGAAGATTAAGGAAGCATTAACCATAATTATGGGAGGTGATGAAAAACAATTAAATGACTTCCTTATTACATTTCGTGATGAGTTTAATAAGTTGCCACCAGAAGAGATTGCGTATCCACGTTCTTGTAACGGTATTCGTAAGTTTCGTTCTGAAAGTTCTATTTTCCAAAAGGGTACACCCATGCATATTAAAGGTGGGTTAGTTTACAACCATTTGGTTAAAGAAAAGAAACTATCACACAAGTATCCTATCATACAAGATGGAGACAAAATTAAGTATTTAGAATTACGACAACCGAATCCTATTGGCTGTAATGTTATTTCCTTTATGACAAAAGTTCCAAAAGAACTTGACATTCACAAATACATTTGTTATGATAGCCAATATGAAAAGAGTTTCATAGACCCACTATCTTTTATTACTAATAATATTGGTTGGAAGATAGACAGGTCTTTTGGAACTCAAACTACATTAGAGGATTTTTTTAGTTAATGACTAATGATGAAATACAAACTTTTATAGAAAATCTCACTTGGGATAAAGTAAAAGATTTACCACATGATAATAATCGTATCTCTCATATTAATATTTCTGGTGAAAAATATGATGCTTACTTGTATGTTGTTATTATTAACTCAAATAAAAAAACACACAAGTATTTTGGATATGAAAAGTCAACTCATTTTATAGTAAGTTATACTGGAACACCAGTAACACATATTGATGAATATTCTCAAGATTTATTAAATTATGAATATAGGATTATTTGTTTAGCAATAGGTGAAGAAAGACAGATTAGAATTAAGGAAGGTGATATGTTAGAAATAGTAAAAAAAGATGATGAATTTTATAATGAAGGGTCTTCTACTTTTTTAAAAGGTTACACTCCTCATAAAGCTGTAAAAAGAGTTCTAAAGGAACTTCCTAATATTAAAGAGATAACTTTACCAGCAAAAGAATGGCAAGATATGAAAAGGTTTCAGACAAGACTTGTTCCAGAAGAACCTGGCCTTGTTGCTACACTTAAACTATTAGATGAAGATTCAAAAGGTAAATACTTTAGGGATAATCATAAAGGTGTTGTTGCCTTAGAAGATTATCATGGGAAGGGTAAACATCTTAGATACGGTTCTTATCATACCATTGAAATGAGTGTTGACTCAAAATACACAAAAGAGTTAAAAGGTAAATTGATTCCTAAAAATGTATGGAAAGGTATAGATATATTAGGTATTGAATATCTTGCAGATGCAGATAATAAAAGAAATGATGAAAATGCAAGAGTTCCTACTGAAATACCCAAAGCTTTAGATTGGTGTATGCGTGTTATGGATACTTACAAAGTTCATCATACGGATGATATGATTAAAGATTATCTAAGGGATTGTGGGTTTAGAAACGCAGAAATGCAAAAAATCTTTTGGCCAAAGTTAAGAGTATACACTGAGGGAAAAGTAAAGGTAAAAGATATTCCAGTTGGACATCAATTGGTAGATTATCATAAAACAAAAGCTGGTCAACAACGAGTTATAGATAAAAAAAAGAAATGGGAAAGTGATGATTGTCATTGTTTAGTTTTGGGTACAAGTTATTTTCATAATGATTGGGAAGGTATCCCAGAAATAGTATTTGATTTATCAAATGATGAACTATTGAAAAAGAAGTTTTGGAAAATATTTACTTTCCACAAAAATAGTGATGCAAAGGAAAACTGGCCAGAAAGACTAGTCATTGTAGAAAAATGGTTAACTGATTTAATTAATAAGTTTTCAGATGAAAATCAAATAAAATTTGATATCGAAGCACTTCCATATTCAGAACCAAAAGAAAAACTCTTAAATGATAAAAAAGCTGCTTAAAAAACATATTAAAGATAATGTAAAAGATGATGTAGTTGCAGTGTTAATGTCTGGTGGAGTTGATAGTCTATCAGTTGCGTTTGCAGCTCATGATGTGGGTAAAAAAGTAGTTGGATATACTTTCTGCTTAGGGGGTGATGAATCTTATGATTACCTAAAAGCAAAAGAAGTATGTGCTGACATGGGTTGGGAATGTAATTTATTTAATGTTCCCACAACAAACCTAGTAGATGATTGGCATAAACTTGTAAAATTAGGTTGTAGAAAAAAAACACACTTTGAGTGTGTTTTTCCATTCTTATATGTCTACCCAGACATTTATCAAAAGTATGTATTAACTGGCTGGGGTGCAGACGGATATTTTGGGCCATCTAAAAAAGCTATGATGCGATACTCCAGTTTCAAGAAGAAAAGAAATTATGTTGCATATTGTAAACGAGTAAATCAAAAAAGACTAAACTGGAATGAGTTTAGAATTGAATACTTAGACGGTGATTGTGCTGGTTATAAAGAACACACTAGTCTTGCAAAACAATATAATAAAATTCATATTGCACCATACAAAGATAGTAAAAAGATTAGAGAATTACTTATGTCTAAAAGTTGGGTTGAACTCAACAAACCAAGACAAAAAGAAATTATAAGAAAAGACTTTACAAACCTAAAAAAGTATGGTACTATAAAACCTCATATAAATTTACATTTAGGTGCAAATATCAATAAGTTGTTTGAAACATTATTAGAAGATGTTGATATTAACTTCAACGATAGAAAACGTATGATGGATGTTTGTAGAGATTGGTATGAAAAGAAAAACACTATTGAGGAGTTTATGAATTGAAATATAAACCTTATTTACTAAAAGATGTATATGATGCATCTTCCCAAAAGAAGTTTGATGTAATATCAACCTTTGCTGGTGGTGGTGGAAGTTCCACTGGATATAAACTTGCTGGTGGTAATGTACTTGCAGTAAATGAGTTTGTAGAAGAAGCAAGAACTACCTATAATCAAAATTACCCAGAGACTCCAATATTACCAGATGACATTAAAAAGTTATCTGGTCATGAGTTTTTAGATATCACTGGAATAAAGTCTGGTGAATTAGATGTTTTAGATGGTAGTCCACCATGTTCTGCATTTAGTATGGCTGGTAATGTAAGTCATGGTAAAGGTAATTCACATAAAGATGCATTTGGTAAAACTAAAGGTTACAGTGATATTAAAGAAGTAACAAACGTAGAAGATTTATTCTTTGAGTTTCTTAGAGTTGCAGATGTTATCAAACCAAAAGTTATCATAGCAGAGAATGTCGCTGGTCTTACTATGGGTGAGGCCAAACAATATTTTAATAAGATACAAAATACATTTGAAGATATTGGATATGATGTTTGTGCAAAGGTTTTAAACAGTGGATACTTTGGTGTACCACAAACTCGTAATCGTGTTTTCTTTATAGGTCTTAGAAATGATATTACTACAAAAGTTGGTTTGACTTTTATGAATATTCATAGTATATTTCCTAGTGAAAGTAAGTCTATGGTTAGACTTGGTGATGCTTTAGATAATTTAGAATACGATAATGAAGAGGTACAAACACTGACAGAGAAGTTTTCTAAAACTGCATATTGGAAAGACACTGGTAGTAAGATGCCAGATAATCCAGATAAAGTTTTAACTGGTGCTGATTATCATCACAAAGGTCATCACTTTAATCTAAAAAGAGTATCACTTAATGCACCAGCTCCTACTCTTACTGCAATGGGTAGTAATGATACAACTGCTGGTGCATTTCATTGGAATGAACCTAGAAAACTTACAATAGGTGAATTGAAAAGAATACAATCTTTACCAGATGATTTTGTTCTCACTGGTAAATGGAATCAAAGGTCTGAACGTATTGGTAGAATGGTGCCACCATTACTATTAAAAGCGATTGCAGACTCAGTATATGATAATGTTATTAAGGAATATAAGAATGGCTGATTTTACTTTTGCACATAGAGAAGAAGGATTTGATGAACACATAGAAAAATCTATTCGTGGTTATTCTCAACTCATGGATGATGTTATATCATTGTCTCGACACTTTGTAGAGAAAGGAACAAGTGTAGTTGATATCGGTTGTTCTACTGGAAAGATGACCAAGGCCTTAATAGATTATAATCTAGACCATATTGAAACTGGTGTAGAATTTATAGGTATTGAAATTGCAGATGGGTTTCAAAAGGATTTAAGGAAAAGAGAAGAAGAAATTAAGAAGTATTATTCTAATGTTCACTTTGAACAAAGTGATGCACGTTACTATGAATATAAAGAATGTTCTCTAATTACTTCAATTTTTACCTTGCAATTTATGCCTAAATGTGATAGAAAGGAAACACTACAATCTGTATATGATGGTTTGAACTCTGGTGGTGCATATATATTTGCAGAGAAAACAATTTGCGAAAATGCACTTGTACAAGATATGATTACTTTTAATTACTATGATTACAAAAGAAAATCATTTACCACCGAAGATATTATGGATAAGGAACGTACTCTTAGACATATGATGAAACCTAATACATGGAGAGAAATCGAAGATATGTTGATGGAAGTAGGTTTTGGTGTTGTACAACCTTTCTGGAGAAATCACGCATTTGTTGGTGCGTTGGCTGTAAAATAGGAGAATAATATGGATGTTGATTTATTAAAAGATTATCAAGAATTTGTTGATGAAGTATCTAGTGATGCAACTAAAAATATTGATGATTTTGGTGATGCAGTAGATGTCATAGATGAAAATGGTGTTGAACCAACAAGGTTACTCACTGCATCTATCGGTCTATCTGGTGAAGTTGGTGAATTTAATGATATTGTAAAGAAGTGTTTCTTTCAAGGTAAAGAAATGGATGAGGATGTTGTCACTCATCTAAAATCAGAACTTGGTGATATTATGTGGTACATTGCACAAGGTTGTATTGCATTGGGAACTGATATTGAAGAACTGATTGATATTAATACTGCGAAACTTAAAGATAGATATCCAGAGGGATTTGATGGGTTTCGTTCTGACAACAGAGATGAGGATGATATATAATGGATTTTTTGAAAGAGATTGCAAAGAAGGCTGGTAATGAATATGCTGGTCTAGTTGCAGATGGTGTAGAAGCAGGGGATATTGATTCATTCATAGACACTGGTTCTTTTATATTTAATGGATTATTAAGTGGTTCAATTTATGGTGGTTTACCAAGTAATAAAATTACTGCGATTGCTGGTGAAAGTGCAACTGGTAAAACCTTTTTTGTAATGGGAATGTGTAAAAACTTTCTAGATAAGAATCCAGATGCTGGTGTTATTTACTTTGAGTCAGAAAGTGCAATTACAAAACAAATGGTAATTGACAGAGGTATTGACCCTAATCGTATGGTAATGTTTCCTGTAACTACTGTACAAGAATTTAGAACACAAGCAATTCGTGTATTGGACAAATATCTAGAACAAGATGAAGCAGATAGAAAACCTATCATGTTATGTCTTGATTCACTTGGTATGTTATCTACTACAAAAGAGGTAGAAGACACAGAGGCTGGTAAAGAAACTAGAGATATGACTAGAGCACAAATTATTAAAGCTGCATTTAGAGTGTTGACTTTGAAACTTGGTCGTGCAAAAGTTCCTATGGTAATTACTAATCATACCTATGATGTTGTTGGTTCAATGTTTCCAACAAAAGAAATGGGTGGTGGTTCTGGATTGAAATATGCAGCCTCTTCAATTGTATACTTATCTAAGAAAAAAGAAAAAGATGGTACTGAAGTAATTGGTAACATTGTTCACTGTAAAAATCATAAGTCAAGAATTACTGTAGAAAATAAAATGGTAGATGTTCGTTTGACTTATGATAAAGGTTTGGATAAATATTATGGACTACTTGACCTTGCATTAAAGTATGACATATTTAAGAATGTATCTACTCGTATTGAATTACCAGATGGTTCTAAAACATTTGGTAAGACAATCAATAATAACCCAGAGAAATACTTTACTGAGGATATTATGAAACAATTAGATGAATGTGCTCAGAAAGAATTCAAGTATGGAAATATCGAAGAAGTATAAATTTGTAGAAAATAAAGATGCAAAGTGGCAAGGTGTTGGTTTAACCAAAGAAGCTGGTTTTTATCAAGGTGTGGTTTATAGATATGGAAAAGTTACACCCATTGAAGAGGATGATAAATTACGATTGAAGTTTGACTGGCAAATACTTGACTCAAACGGTTTAGACAAAAAACATTTTAATGATGATTTTTTTAACTTGATTGGGGATGTTCTTTATGATATTATGGACAAACAATTAGAAGATGGAAGTTTACAGTATGTCAACACAGACAATTGAGAGAACAACTCTTACACATTTAATTTATAATGAGGAATACACTAGAAAAGTTATTCCTTTTATAAAACCAATATATTATGCAAATAGACAAGAAAGAGTAGTATTTGAAGAAATTGAAAAGTTTATAGAGAAGTACAATTCTTTACCTACAAAAGAAACTCTTACTATTGGTATAGATAATAGAAAAGATATTAATGATGAAGACTATAAAAAGATTGTTGAAATCATTAGTTCACTGGATAAAACAGAAGTGGACTTACAATGGTTACATGACGAAACAGAAAAGTTCTGTAAAGATAAAGCGATATACAACGCAGTACTTGATGGAATAAGTATTATTGATGGGAAAGATAAGAATAGAACTCCAGAAGCAATTCCTTCTATTCTGTCCGAAGCACTAAGTGTTTCCTTTGACCTATCAGTAGGACACGATTATGTTGAAGATGGTTTGGATAGATATGATTTCTATCACAAGAAAGAAGAAAAGATACCTTTTGATTTAGAATACTTCAACAAAATCACGAAAGGTGGTTTACCACAAAAGACACTTAATATTGCACTTGCTGGAACTGGAGTTGGTAAGTCGTTGTTCATGTGTCATATGGCTGCATCTACACTTATGCAAGGTAAGAATGTTCTGTACATTACACTAGAGATGGCAGAAGAACGTATTGCAGAACGTATAGATGCGAACTTAATGAATGTTACAATGGATGATTTACATACACTTCCTAAGAAGATGTTTGAAAATTATCTGACTAAAATAAATAAAAAAACAAATGGAAAGTTAATCGTAAAAGAATATCCAACTGCATCAGCTCATGTTGGAAATTTCAGAAGTTTAATTAAGGAACTTGCACTTAAAAGAAGTTTTAAACCAGATATTATATTTGTTGACTATCTTAATATATGTGCATCGTCAAGGTTTAAGGGGAACGCAAATGTTGGGTCGTATTTTTATATCAAAGCAATTGCAGAAGAACTTAGAGGACTTGCCGTTGAAACAAATGTACCGATTATGTCAGCGACACAAACTACTAGGAGTGGGTTTGTCTCAAGCGACATTGGGTTGGAAGATACGTCAGAAAGTTTTGGTTTACCAGCTACGGCTGACCTTATGTTTGCTCTCATATCTACCGAAGAGTTAGAAGACTTAAATCAGATATGTGTTAAACAATTAAAGAACCGATATAATGACCCTACCATGAACAAAAGATTCATATTAGGTATTGACAGAGCAAAGATGAGATTGTATGATGTTGAACAAGAAGCACAAAAGGACTTAGTAGACTCTGGACAAGAAGATGCAGTTGTATTCGATAACACACCATTTGCTGGAAAGACTAGCAAATATGAAAAATTCGGTGACCTCAAGGTTTAGAAAAACCTATAAAGTACAATATTATCATGATGTCAACATCGACACTAAAAAGTGGGAAGTTATAGAACTTCCTACTAATAATGTTATCAAAACATTTGACTTTGAAGAAGATGCAGAAGAGGTCAGTAATTCTCTAAATAAGAATAAACCATTCGGTGACAGAGGCTTTCCAAGATTCCTAATACATAAATAGTGATATTAATATATGGAGTATTTGGATAATGGAGAGATTTAAAAAATATCTGAGGGAACTAACTGTTTCTCCAGATTATCAGAGTAGAGGAACATTTAATCCATTTTATGTTCTTGATATACCAGAAGATGATATTAGACCATCAGTTGGTGATGGCACAATAAAATACAAGAATGTTGATTCTGGTTCTGGAGAACTAATCAAGAATTATGGTGGTAAATATCATTTTCAAGTAAATGTAAATGATGAAGATACTAACTACTATGTTATCACTACAAAATCAAAAGTAAAAGCTCACTTTGGTCAAAAGACTAGAAAAGACTCAACTGCATCATCAAATGTAAATGAGTTCTTAACAGTATATTTTTTACTTCACAAAGATTACACAGACCCTAAAACTTTTCAATCAGACATTGGTGGAAAGACAGGTAAAACTGGTGTTCTAAATGGTGAAGGTCAAGATGTTACATATGAAGATTTAGTTCAGTTAATAGATAGAGATGAAACTGCTGATAGAGATATTGAAATCGGATATCAAAATTCACTCGCAGTTGCAAAAGATTTACCAAACACTATTGATAAAGTTTTCTGGGTGCCGAGAGGTAAACCAGATGGAGTTGGTGGAAAGAATCCATCTGATGTTATCATTAAATTATCTGATGGTAATTATATTGGATATTCTAATAAGATTGCAGCTGGTAAAGACGCAACCCCAAAGATTAATACAAACATGACTGCGTTCTATTCTAAACTCGCAGACAGAAAACAATTATCTAATATAGAAAAAATGATTGATGATGCATGGAATGATGCAGCTACAACAATTGATGTTACAACTCCAACTGCACATAAAGCAATAACTGCATTTAGTATTGCTGGTGAACGGTTTAGTGAAAGTTCTTCAAAGAGAGCATTTGCTGGACTTGCTCGTGCATTTCAAAAAGATAAATTAAAATTCTATGCAGATGATTTCTATTATAAGTTTAGAAACAACTTAATAACTGCATTTTCTACTTACATATCAGATTCTAGAAATATGGCGTATCTTTTGAATACAGTTGGTTATTATACATATGATGACCCAGATGCAACACCATGTCCATATAAACTTTTAATTGGTAGTGAAAAAGGTTCTACAATTAAAGATGTTTCTTCAGATGAGGAACAAAGACAAATATTCTTTACTAAGAAATCGACTGATTTAACACAGATTAGAACCAGTTACGATAAAAAAGGTCAAACCTTTAATCTTGCATTTGGATATAGACCTTTAGGTAAAATTATATCTGCACCAATTGTTTTAAGAACAAGAGCTGCCGGTGGTTGGTCTGGTAAAAGTTTATACATTACAACAAGTGGGTTTAAAGTAAAATGATTAATTTACTAGAAGGAAAAGAAGGTAAAAACCTACACTTAGAACACATCGAAGATGAGATATTAAACTTTGGTGTGCCAGGGGGTAGAGCTGCGATTAATTTTATTCGTTCTCTGAGGGATATGCTTGCTGGTGAATCTAGGTCTTCAGTCAACATGACAGTCAAGTGGGATGGAGCTCCAGCAATATTTGCTGGAACTGACCCAAGTGATGGTAAATTTTTTGTTGCAAAGAAATCAGTATTTAATGTAAGTCCTAAACTATACAAAACAAACGCAGAGATTGATGCAGATTTATCTGGAGACTTAAATGCAAAATTCAAAGTTGCACTCGCAGAGTTCTCAAAACTTGGAATCAAAGGAGTCCTCCAAGGTGACCTCATGTACACAGACCTATCGAAAGAAAATATTGATGGGATATCGTATTACACTTTCCAGCCTAATACTATTGTTTACGCTGTGCCTATTGATAGCGATTTGGGTAAAATTATGAACGCATCTAAGATTGGAGTTGTATGGCACACAACTTACAAAGGTTCTACATTACAAGATATGAAAGCATCATTCGGTGCAAATATTTCTGGACTTACAAAAACAAAAACAGTATGGATGGATGATGCAACTTACAAAGATGTATCTGGTCGTGCAACTATGACTGCAAAAGAAACTGCTGAGGTTACTGCACACTTATCAAATGCTGGTAAAACATTCCAAAGAATTAACGCACCATCACTCAAGAAATTTCTAAGACTACAGGATTCTCTCACAGGAAAACTAGTAGGTGCAAGTTATAAGACATATAATAATACTAAGGTTCGTGCTGGTCAAGCTGTTAAAGACCCTAAAGGTCATGCAAATGGTTATGTTATTCATGTTGAAAACCATTTCCAAAAAGAGATTGAAAAACTTAAAACCCAGAAATCTAAGGATGTTCTGGAAACAAAGAAGACTGAATACGTTAGAGAATTTAAAAAGATGTTACCTAATCTGCAACAAGTGACTGCATTTCAAATGCACCTTGTAAATGCAAAGATGGGGATTGTAAAAAAACTAAATAGTGTAAAAGGTTTAACAGATACCTTTATCAAAACTAGTAATGGATTTAAAGTGGTTAACCCAGAGGGTTATGTTGCAATTGATAGGGTGTCTGGTGACGCTGTGAAGTTAGTTGATAGAATGGAATTTAGTTTTAATAACTTTACTGCAATAAAGGCATGGGATAAATGAAAACTTTAAAAGAAATATTACTAGGAGAAGCTGCTCCTGCACCCCAAAAATCTCCAATGCAAAGAAGGAGAGAGATGGGTAGAAGGATGAAACTTCTCGCAAAAAAATCTTCCACAAAACTAAAGAAGAAAAGAGCACTTCTTAGAAAAAGAGATGCTGCTTCCCTTATGAAATCTGCACAAAAACAAGCAAAGATGACTGTAATTAAAAAACAGTTGGGCCCAGAAATAAACTACAATGAACTTCCTATCCAGAAAAGAATTCAGATTGACCAGAAGATTACTGCTAAGAAAGCAAAAGTAATTCAAAAGATGACTAAGAAAATTTTAAGAAAGTTAAAAGCTGGAGAAGGTGAGAGAGTTAAGAAAGCAAAACTCGCTCAGCAGGAGAGTTAGATGAAAACATTTTTAGAGGCAAGAGGTGATACAGCTATATTTACATTTGGTAGATTTAATCCACCTACAACTGGACATGAAAAACTTATAGATGCACTTGGAAAACAACAATCAAAGAACGCTGGTTCTTTGATGTATGTATATCCATCTCACTCCCAAGACGCAAAAAAGAATCCACTCCCTCATGCAAGAAAAGTTGCATACATGAAAAAGATGTTTCGTAAGTATGCAAAAAATATTATCACCAGTAAAGCAAGAAACGTATTCGATATTGCAGTAGAATTACACAATAAAGGACATAGAGCAATCGTAATGGTTGTTGGTTCTGATAGAGTACAAGAGTTTGATAGACTATTAAATCAATACAATGGTGTTGAGGGTAGACATGGTTATTACGGTTTCGATGATATTAGAGTTGTATCTGCTGGAGAACGTGACCCAGATGCAGAAGGTGTTGAAGGAATGTCAGCATCTAAGATGAGAGCTGCAGCTGCACAGGGTGATTATGATTCTTTTATAATGGGATTACCTAGAAACTTTGGTGATGCAAAGAAACTCTATGATGATGTTCGTAAGAACATGGGTGTAAGAGAACAAAATTGGACAGACGAAGAGATTATGAGAGATGCATATATTCGTGGTGAGGTCTGGAATGTTGGTGATGTTGTCAAAACAAAACTAGGTGAAGAAGGAAAGATTATTCGTAAGGGTACAAACTATGTTGTATTTGAAGATATGCAAAGAGTTTGGTTACATGACCTAGTTGAAGAACCAAAAAAGATTACAAAGACAAAACAAGCAAAAGGTGAGGTTGGGGATATGAAAGGTACTCAACCAGCAAAGTATTATTCTAAAGACGCAGACGGTGATGAAATGTCAGTTGCAACTAAGAAGGCTCGTGCAAGACATTTTGCAAAAGGTGATTCAAGAAAACCAGCTCCTGGCGATAAAGGTGCAGATACAAAACCATCTCAGTACACTAAAAAGTTCAAACAGATGTATGGTGAACAAGATAAGAAAAAAGAACCAGCAAAGTCTGACCAAGAAAAAGAAAGAGATGAATTTAAGAAACTGCAAAAAGATAAGAAAGTTGCAGCTTTACAATATCGTATGGCGAAAGATGCAGAGACAGTTGCAAGACTATCTGCGACTGAACGTAAACTTACTGATGCAGAGAAGGATAAGTTAAAGAAACTTGAAAAAGAAGTTCCGAAGAAGGACTTTATGGATAGGTATGGAAAAGATGGTGAATCAGTTTACTACGCAACACTTACTAAAATGGCAAAAGGTGAGAGTATAGAGGAAAAAGATAATCCATGTTGGGATACTCATAAACAAGTTGGTATGAAAAAGAAGAATGGTAAGATGGTGCCAAATTGTGTTCCTAAAGAAGAAATAGAAGAAATTAATGTTCCAGCGATTGTGAAAAGTGTTATCTCTAGAATGACACATCCAAAAGGTTATGCAAAGATGTTGCAAGATTATATACAGAGAGTAAAAGACGATATTAAAAAGAAACACTCTAATAGATTTCATGCCGCTCAAGTTGCAACCATGTATGGATTAAATTCAGTATTCCCACTTATTGACTATATTAACAAATTAGTTAAGAAAGGTCAGTTACCTACAACTCTAATGGCACAGTATGACCAGAATGAATCATATGAGATTGGTAAAGAATATGCAGACCACACAAAAGAGGTTGACCCATATTCTGCACCAAAGAGTGAAAAGATATATCTTAGAAGAGATAAAAAATTACCAAATCTAAAACTTCCAGTAAGCAGAAAAAAAGGTAGAATTATTAAACCCAAGAAAGAAGACTTTCAATTAGATGAAAAAATTGCTGGACTAGTTAAGAAGTCAGAACAAACTGGTGTACCATATGGTATTCTTAAAAAGAGTTATGACAGAGGAATGGCTGCTTGGAAAACAGGACATCGCCCTGGCGCATCTCAACAACAGTGGGCATTTGCAAGAGTTAACTCAATGTTAACTGGTGGAAAGGCTGACCCAGACCTACAAGCACAAATTAAAAAAGGTGGTTATAAAAAGAAAAAGAAGGCATCTAAAGAATCTGTTGATGAATGGTTTAATTCTGATGAGACTATCCAACTATATCAAGAAAGATATGGTTCAGAGTGGGAAGAAAAACTAAATAATACATACGAAAGAATGTTATCAAAACTAAACGAATCTTGTTGTGAAGATTGTGAAAATCATTTTGACCATGTTATTATGGAAGCAGAATATCAAGGTAAAAAGGTTAAATTGAATGACCCTATTCGTACAAGTGAAAACCCAAACAAAAAGTTTAAGGTTTATGTAAAAAACGAAAAAGGAAAAGTAGTAGTCGTTAGATTTGGTGACCCAAATATGGGTATTAATCGTGATGACCCAGAAAGAAGAAAAGCATTTCGTGCAAGACACAATTGTGATGACCCTGGCCCTAAAACTAAGGCAAGATATTGGAGTTGTTTTCAATGGCGTGCTGGTGCAAAGGTAGATAACTAAAGGAAAAAAAATATGACTAGATATGCAAAAACAATGAGTCAGGCTCTCGCAGAAATGCAAGAAGCAAAAAAGATAACTAAAAAAGAACGTGATAAATTAGAGAATGATAATCAGCATGGTGAACTTGCATTGAAACTCGCACAATCTTTTGGAACTCCACAAGAGGTGAAGAAAATAAAAGATATCAATAAGAGACATATGCAACAAGGTTCTATTGACCCTAAAGACCAAAAAGAAAGAGATAAGATTTCTAACAAGTATTATAAGATGGCAGAAAGTCTAGAAGAGGGTTACGAAAGTGAAGTTCTCAAAATTCTTGATGATGCTGGTATTGATGGATATTTTAAAAATAATAAACTCTACGTTAGTAAGAGGGATGCAAGAGATGCTAAGAAAGCACTTGATGACTCAGATGAGATTACAAAACTACCCAAGATGGTAAAAGAAGGTACTTGGAAGTATGCAGAAACACCAAAAGAAATTGCAGCTTTAAAGAAACTTATGTCAAGACCATTACCAATTGGTAATGATGAAGATGAAAAAACATATAAAGACTCTGCATCATCAAAACTTTATGGTCTACTAGGTGATGATGAATTATTTGACGCACTAGGAGTATTACAAGATAAAGGTAATCCAAAAGCAGATGCAAGAAAAACAATTATCAAGTGGTTTCATAAAAGAGTAAAAGATGACTCTTATGGTCTTGGTGATGAGACTAAAGCACTTGGAAAAGCTATTGGTCTAAAGATGGACTATGTTCCAGAGGGTTTCTCACCAAAAGAAATTAAGATGGCAATCGGTATTGCATCTGACCCAAGGTATAAACAAGGAAACTATTCTGGTGCAGTAAAACAGATTGAGAAAATCAAAAAAGGTTTATCAACCCACAAACAAGTTGCAGCTGTTCTGAAAAGACAGAATGAAAGTAGTAGAATAGAAAACTTTGATGAAAATTACAGAAAACTTGCAATGATGGGTATTGGTACTGAAACAAAGAAAGCTGCAAAAGTTGGTTTGAAAACTGATTATTACCTACCTAAAAACGGAGATAAGAGTTTTGGTAAAATTACAAGAGTTACTTCAAGTGGGTATGAAATAACAGATGAGAAAACTAAAAAGGTTCACAAGTTTAAATTCTATGACCCAAATAATGACCCAACTAGTGTCAGAGGAACAAGAGAAGAAGTTGAACTTGATGAAAAAGTTAAAGAGTATAAAGGTGTTGCATATTTTAAAACTCGTAAAGATGCAGAAGCACATATGAAAAAATTTGCACCAAAAGGAAGAGTTGTTGAATATGAAAGAGGTTATGCTGTTCAAACTAGAATTTCCGGCCCATACCTTAATAAAGCTGGAAAAACTGAGGAAGTTGAACTTGATGAAGGCAAAATGAAACAATTTCACATGATGATGGATGATGGTAAATCTGCTGAAGAAATTGCAAAGGCACTTAAACTTGACTTAAAAACTGTCAAAGAACTTATGAAAGAATCTTTAGATGAAGGAATGAAATATACTCATGCAGTAGTTGACCCAGATGGTAAAGTTGCTGGAATGGCATCAAATGAAAAAGATGCAAAAGATATTGCAAGTAGACACAAGGGTAAAGTCGTAAAACTAAAGAAACCTATGTCAGACAAAAAAGGTGACATGATGATTAATCGTCCATTTAAGGAAGAAGTTGAACTTGATGAGAAGTATGATTTATATCATAAGACTTTTTCTGATGCAATGCAACACGCATATGATTATGCAAAAAAGAAATTGGGTATTACAGTAGACCCAAAAGAGATTGACAATAAAGTCGCAACTGGCCCGAAGAAACCATCTGAGGGTAAAACAAACAAATACAGACTCAAAGGTAAAGGTGGAAACCTACAAATCCAAGTTTACAATAAGGGTGGTTCAAAACCATTTGAGTTGAATATGTACAAAGAGGAGAATGAAATGTACGATAAATTAACTGATGGTAACCTATCCTTAAAAGAAACCGTCCTACAAATGTGGCAAGAAGCTGCAAAAGGTAAAGATGAAGGAAATGCATTTGGTGCCGCTCTTGCAGCTGCAAAAGAAAAAGGTGAAGATACCTTTGTAGTTGCTGGTAAAACTTATGATGTCAAGACTGAACAAGAAGTTAAAGAGTTTGTTCAAGCAGATGGAACTAAGAGAAGAGTTAAGGAAGGTGACAATCGTCTAAAATCTAATAGAAATGAAAAACTTGTCGGCGGTCAAAAGAAACTTGACAAAGATAAAGATGGTGACATTGATGGAAAAGACTTTGCAATGTTACGAAAACAAAAGAAAAATAATGAAGAACACCAGAGATATCTTGAAACCAAAAGAGGTTCTTTAAGAGATTCAATCTTACAAATGTGGGGTGAAAAAAAGGACTTGACAAAAGAGATGGAAAATGGTAAGAATAAGAAGACGGATACTGGAAAAGAAATGACTCCAGTAGATATGTCACCAAAAATGCCAAAAGTAAAAGAAAGTAAAAATAAGGTGTAAATGTGAAAAAATTATATGATGTTATTAACGAAGTCACAGAAAAGGGTGATGATTTACCAACAATTTACTGTGACATGGATATGGTGCTTTGTGACTTTTTAAAAGGTTCAGAAGAAGTACTAGGTGTTCCGTTTCCTAAAGCAGATAAAAGGACTAAGTGGCCAATGATATCTGCTAAGAAAGATTTCTGGGAAAGTTTAGAATGGATGCCTGGCGCTAAAAGAATGTGGTCATTTATTAATAAATATGATGCACACATTCTATCTGCATATTCTACCAAGGATGCAAACTCTAGAAAGGGTAAGTATAAGTGGTTGAGTGTTAACGCAAAGTTAACAAAGAAAAGTAGAATACATTTAGTTATGCGTGAGGATAAACAAAAATACGCAATGACAAATGATGGCAAACCTAACTTATTGATTGATGATTATATCAAAAATATTAATGAGTGGAAAGCGAAAGGTGGGATAGGAGTACATCATACCTCACCAATGGGTACAATCGCAGAATTAAAACGGTTGGGTTTTAAATAAACATAAATAGAAGTAGTAAAATTTCTATTATAGGGAGAAAATAAAATGTCTTTATGGGGTAAAAATGATGGCAAAACTGCGAATGGAACTATCGCAATTGCTTCCAATGGAACTGTAACTGGTTCTGGAACTGCATTTACCGATGCCATGGTTGGTAATTATATTCGGGCTGGTGGAGAAGATTATCTCATCACTGCAAGAGCATCCAACACTTCTGCTACGGTAATTGCTGGTGTGCCTGGCGCAACACTTTCTGTTGTTAGTAGTGGTACATCGTACACACTTTCAGAAAAGTGTAAATTCGTAACAACTTCAGAAGCGACATCAACTAATGGTATTCATGGTGACCCAACAAAAGTTTTTGGTGTGGACACAGACGAAATTGGTGCTGGTGGTGATAATGTCGTATCTGTTACTATCGTAGATGGTGGGTCAGGCTATAAAGGTTCTGCACCTTCTGTATCATTCTCTGGTGGTGGGGGCTCTTCTGCAGCTGCAACTGCTGGAACTGGTGGATATCCTAGTATTACATCTGTTGCAGTAACAAATGTCGGTTCTGGTTATACTTCTACACCAGACGTTGCAATCGCACCTCCAGCTGCTCAAACATTTAACGGTGGTTCTTCTGTTACAAATAACACTGATGCAATTACAATTTCTGCTCATCCATTTCTAACTGGTGACCAAGTTACCTATGCAGATGGTGGTGGTTCTAATACTACAATCACTGGTCTTACAGATGGTGGAACTTTCTTTGTAATTAAAACAGCTGCAAATGCACTTAAACTTGCAACTACAAAAGCCAATGCATTGGCTGGTACTGCAATTGACATTACTTCTGGTACTGGTACTGGTCATAGTTTAACTGGTGAAACTGCAACTGCAACTGCATCACTTGGTGCTTCAAGTTCAGGCTTTCATGCTGGTTGGGTAAGACGTACAGTTGGAACTGGTGGTCGTGCTGGTAGAATTCAATATGAAACTCTTGTAGCATCATCATCTATTGCTGGTGACCAAGAAGAT